TGGCAGGGTACCTAATTAGGTTAGCTAATTGTTAAGTAACCTAATTGTTAACACGCATAAGAAAACCCCCGATCGCTCAGGGGCTATCTTATTCAGCGCTGGGTAGCTGCTGCCTCAGCCTGCCTCACAGCGACCATAAACTCCGTAGCCACTCCTGCCCACTCCCCTAGGGCTTTAATCTCGGCAGCGGCTTTTACAGCCTGTGCTACGCGCTTCTCAGTCTCGCTCATCGGTCCGCCACTACCTTCCACGTAAGGGTGTTACCGGGGGTGGCCCTGAGGTAATCCATCATCTCGTGGTGCATCTGTGCGACCTCTGCCTCAGTAACTCCCTTTACTGCTGGGAAGGCTGTAGATCCCTCTGTGGTTTCGATTGTCGCTAGGACTGTGTATAGCTGCTGCATCTGCTTCCCTCTCTCTTGCTTATGTACCAAGCCTAACACACATTACCTAGGAATGCTATTCCCCAAATTCATATGGTGAAAACCATTCCCCAAATCAATTCAAACAATCATGGGGAATACTATTGCGGAATGGCTTCCAGCCCATTAAGCTATTGATATAAGCAAACGAGAGAGGGAGACGGAAATGAACAAGGTTAGCGCAGTCAAGGGAATTGCAAAGGTCTACTTCTTCGGAGCAATCGCCATTAGCTTTATCCACCTAGTTGCTGCCGCTAGGAAGGGCGGGCTTACCGGGTACGAGGCATACAGCGTTCCGTTCATGATCGACGGAATCGCAATCGTGGGTCTGATCATGCGGGGTACGGAGTTCAGCAAGTCAACACGGGAGATTGGCTACCGAGTGCAGCTAGGGGCGGGAGTGCTTAGCCTTGCAGGTAACGTGTTCGCCGCGGAGAACGTAGGCGGGGCGGTATACGGGGTAGCTATCGTGGCACTGTTCCTGCTGGCAGAGTGGCTCAGCGACCGGATCGAGTCGGTGCAGGTGGACACCAAGGCGGACGCCACGACCAAGCGGCAGGCAGCAGCTCAGAAGGCAGCAGCCACCCGTAAGCGGAACGCAGCCCAGGCCAAGCGGGTAGTCAAGGCAGCAGAGCAGATGATCCGATAGCTAGCTAGAGAGCAGCCCCTACGGGGGCTTTCTCTATGCCCTCTTTTTGATACGTTTCAAAAACGTCGGACGTATCGGCATGCTAATCTGCCCGGCTATGGAGAGAATGACACCGGATGTGCGCAGGGCACTCATTCATGTAATAGCCACACGCGAGGGTACAGCGGCTCAGATTGCAGACTGGTATGGCACCACGCCCGCATTCCTGAAGACGTTTGTGCAAGAGAACCATGCAGCTATTGAGGCTGAGGCACGGCGGCAGACAGTACCTGAAGATGCAGCAACCGTAAGCCCCGCCGACCTAGACAGCTTGTGGATTACCAAAAAGGTTGAGCGCCTCACGCGGCTACAGACCATTGCCGATGCGACCTACGAAGGAATTCAAAATGGCACGTTCCATTCAGGGGCTGACATGGCCATGGCGGTAAGGGAATTCCGCTCATACCTCATGCTTGCGGCTAATGAATTGGGGCAGCTATTGCACCGGGGGTCTGGAGAGAATGCAGATGGCGACACGCTCAGCGTGAACATTGCTGGAGTGGACATGGAGAACCTGCGATGATCAAATTCAGATGGCGGAATGGGCGCCTCTATTTCAGGTGGTTCGGTTGGCGTGGATGGTGCTGGATCGGATTGCATTTTCTATGTGAAGACTTCCGTAAGGATGGCTACTGCTGCCCTTGTGGGAAGAACTATCTATGGAATGAGTCGATCCGATGAACGGCACCGTGTTAGAGCACGAGTACTCACCACGTGGTGGCTGTAAGGAAGTATTCGATTACCGTGGCGAGGAAGTACTGATCAGTGGCCCTGCGGGTACAGGCAAGAGTCGAGCCTGCCTCGAAAAGGTATTCGCTATGTGCCTACTCACTAAAAATACGCGTGCGCTCATCTTGCGTAAGACGCAGCGATCCCTAGGCTCTACTGCCCTGGTCACCTGGCGGAACTTTGTAATCAAGGAAGCACTAGCTACTGGTGACGTTGTTTACTATGGCGGTAGTCAGCAGGAGGCGCCGCAATACAGATTCAAGAATGGCAGCACAGTTACTATTGGTGGACTGGATCAGCCGACACGAATCATGTCGTCCGAATACGATGTGGTGTATGTGCAGGAAGCTACGGAGATTAGCGTTACCGATCTTGAATTCATTAAGACGCGACTACGTAACTGGCGTACGTCATTCCAGCAATTGATTATGGACTGCAACCCTGCCGGCAATAAGCATTGGCTCAAGCTGAGGTGTAACGATGGAATCTGCACGCTCATTGAATCTCGTCACGAAGACAACCCCCGACTATTCAATGATCAGGGAGAAGTTACAGAACGAGGCGCGGCGTATATCAAGATTCTCGACAACCTCACGGGAGTCAGATACAAGAGGCTCAGATTGGGCCTATGGGTATCGGCTGAGGGAATCGTATTCGAAGAGTTTGATCCCGCAGTGCACGTGCTGCCATGGGACCTTGATGCTGATGGGAACCGCTTGCCTCTACCCGCCGAGTGGCCTAGGTATTGGGCAATAGACTTCGGTTACCGTCACCCGTTTGTATTGAAATGCTATGCGCACGACACCGAGGAAGACGTTCTGTATATGTATCGAGAGATCCACTACACGCAACGCCTCGTGGAAGAGCACGCAAGCCAGATCATGAGCCTAGTGACCAAGGAAGTTACTACGGAATGGTATGACCATTTCAATAAGGTCACGCGTACTCGGGTGGATGTTGAGTGGATCGAGCCTAAACCTGATGCCATCATTTGCGATTGGGATGCAGAGGGGCGAAAGACATTTGAGAAGCACACGGGGCTAGGTACGCAGCAGGCAATCAAGTTTGTAAGTGACGGTATCGACCTGCACAAGGCTAGGTTGAAGACAGACGCTGATGGCCTAGCGCGGTTCTACCTAATGGAAGATGCGCTAGTAGAGCGTGACCCGTATTCAGTGGAACACTTACTACCCACATGCACAGAAGAGGAATACGCATCGTATGTGTGGAAGGTTTCCACTGATGGGCATGTACAGGATGAGCCTGTGAAGATTGATGACGATGGAATGGACACAGATCGATACATGACGATGCATCTGGATTACAAGGGTAAGGCTCGTGTTACCATGGTCGACGCATAACTTGATCTTGAGAGGATGAGGCAATGACTACCGAAACTATGCCTAGCCTAGGCCAGTTTGCGTTAATGAAGATTGCTAGCTACACAAGCAACAGAGCCAAGCGAGCAAGCAACACTAGGGAAGCCTATCGCGTTAATGCGGTACTCAGTTCTGTCATTAGGGTAGTGCTGCATCTCGCTGGTTTTGGTTTGTTGACAATGGCGGGTTTTCAATGGAATATCATCGCCGGATTGATCGTTGCGGGAGTTTCCTGTTTCGCACTTTCGACGCTGATGGCTTCAGGAGGTGGCGACAATGCGGCGGTAAGCCGAGCGCCCGACATGCGGAGAGGCTAGGCGGTAAATGAAAGATCTACTAAGTACCGTGTTGGGTGGGGCTCGCAGGGCGGCTAATCTAGCTCCAGTGCCATACGCCAGCAGCAGAGGTTCGTTGTTCGCCAGCAGTGAATCTGATGTCGACATTGCGCAGCAAGCGTTTGATGCTCATGGTTCAGTCGGCACACTGTTCGCCATCATCGACCAAATCAGCAGGGCAGTCAGTGCCACCGAATGGCACCTCTATCGTCGTACTTCAGTACGTGATAAGAAGCGCCGGACGGAAGTGCTAAACCACGGATTCATGACGGTGTGGGATCGCCCAAATGAATTCTATACGGGTAGCCTGCTACGTCGCACAGTGCAAATGCATTTGGATCTAGTTGGTGAAGGTATGATCATCCTGAATAAGGTTGGTAATATCGTCATCGAAATGTGGCCAGTACGCCCTGATCGTATGGTTCCGGTTAAGCACCCAACCAAATTCCTTACCGGCTGGATCTATACCAACGGTGCGGAAGAGGTTCCACTCACGCTCGATCAGGTAATCCAGATCAAGTACCCGAATCCGGCCGACCCCTACCGGGGGCGTGGGCCGGTGCAAACGGTATTGGCAGATATCGATGCAGCAAGGTACTCGGCAGAGTGGAATCGTAATTTCTTCATCAATGGTGCAGCGCCAGGCGGCATCATCAAGGTTGACTATCGCATGTCGGACAACGAATTTAATGCATTTGTTGCACGATGGCGGCAGCAGCATCAAGGTGTAGCTAACGCTCACCGCGTGGCTGTATTAGAGAATGCAGAGTGGCAAGATACGAATTTTAGCATGAACGATATGCAATTCGTAGAACTGCGCAACCTCCCGCGTGAACTCATTCGGGAGGCGTTTGCATTCCCTAAGCCGATGCTAGGAACAGTTGACGATGTCAATCGTGCCAACGCGGCGGCCGGCAAAGAGATCATGGCAGAAGGTCAGACCATTCCGCGGCTTAGGGATTGGAAGGATGTAATCAATACCTTCTTGCTCCCTCAGTTTGCTAATGGTAAATCACTAGAACTTGACTTTGATGATCCGACTCCAGTCAATCACGAAGATGCGGATAGGGAACGTAATAGCCAATGGGCAGCGGCGCGTAATGGCGTGCTGTCTGGCTACGATCCGGCGGGCGTACTTGACGCATGTGGACTACCTAGAATCGACTGGGTAGGCATTCCAGCGGTTACGTCGGTTAGTCAAGTTGAAGAATCAGATCAGCAAACGCAAGACGCTTAAGGAAGGGAGGAAACCTAATGATGCCTCAGCCCGGTATACGGGCACTGAACCTGCAAAAGGTTCGGTTGCTCGACCGCCTAGCGAATGTTAATCCAACACTAGCTAATGAGATTCGTAATACGAAACTCGACTGGTTTAGGATTCGAACGCGCAATGCGGCCGAGGAAGAGCCACTAGAGGAAATGCCGGAGATTGATACCGGTGATGCTCAGGTGGGCGAGGTTTATATTTACGATGAGATTGGTGGATCGTTCGGTGTTGGTGCCGTCGACTTTATCAATCAGCTAAATGAAATCGATGCGCCTGAGATCACGATCCGGATTAACTCACCGGGTGGAATGCTGATTGAAGCTATTGCAATGGCTAGTGCTATTGCGCAGCACCCGTCACATATTACCACTCGGGTAGATGGCATTGCCGCTAGTGCTGCATCGATTATCGCAATCTCAGGCGACACTTGCGAAATGATGGATGGATCGCAGCTTATGATCCACCGTGTCATGTGCGGTATGCAGGGCAATGTGGATGACTGTCGTGAAACCATGGCCTGGCTCAATGAGCAGGATATGAACGTTGCCGGCATGTACGCCAAGCGCACGGGTATGTCGTCTGAAGAGTGCCTGGCACTCATGAAGGCGGAAACGTGGATGTTCGCTCAGGAAGCAATTGACCTAGGGCTAATGGATTCCATGTATACCCGCCTCAAGCAGGGGGCCGAGATGCCGCCTACGGAAGAGGATCCGGAAGAGCCAGACGGCGACGAACCGGAAGAGCCTGGTGAGGATGAGCCAGATGCTGAAGAGGTAGATGAGGATGAGGTTCTCAATTCTCTAATGCATATGTCGCATCGTCTAACCAACCGTGGGTTTAAGTACCTAGGGCGTAACAAGGCACCTAAGCCTGCGAAGGCAAATAGCTTTGCTGATCTAGTTGACGCGTGGAGGTAATTCGATGCCTAAAGTGATTCCCGTTCCGAAGACTACGGAAGAGCTGCATGAGCAGCTTACCGATCGAGCCACCATGAAAGAGATTATGGGGGACCCTGAGCGGTTCGCCGACCATATGGAAGCGGCGGTTAATGCTCGGCTTAAGGCCGACCCGGGTCTAGAGGCGCAGCCTAACGAGCAGGCTGAGAAGTTTATGATTGAGTGGCTCCGTAACCAGCAGGATGGTACGGACGCTATCGCTCATCGCCTCAACCTTGACAACCCGAATGCCCGTGCACGTATTCGGCCGAACACGGTTTATAACAAGAAGGCGCTAGGCGCGGCGCATGACAACATGTTCAGCAACCCTGCTGAATTTATTCACTCGATTTCGAATCACGCTTTCAAGAATGCAGATCTCTCGCGCAAGCTTGAGACGCTGCGAAATGACCTTTCTTCGGTCAAGCCTTCTGATGGCGGCTTCCTCATTCCTGAGGTGCTACGGGCGGAGCTACTTCGTGTTTCGCTAGAGACTGCGATCGTGCGTTCCCGTGCCCGTGTGATCCCGATGGACAGCCTCACGGTGCCGTTCCCCATGGTGGATAGCACTAGCAATGTTTCGTCTGTCTACGGCGGTATCACGGGTTACTGGACTGAGGAGGGAGCGACCCTTACGGAGTCGCAGCCTAAGTTCTCCCGTGTTGAGCTGAAGGCGAACAAGCTAGTTCTTTACACTGAGGTTCCGAACGAACTTCTGATGGATGCCAAGCCTTCGATGGAGGCGTTCATTAATGATATCTTCCCTGAGGCTATTGCCTGGTTTGAAGATGTCGCGTTCTTCGTTGGTGGTGGTGTGGGTGAGCCTCTCGGTTTCCTGAACGCTCCGGCGGCAATCTCGGTTACGCGTTCTACCACTACCGCGGGCAACAATGTGGAGTGGGTTGACATTGCGAACATGTACGCTCGTATGCTGCCTCAGTCGCTTAACCGCGCTGTGTGGATTCTCTCGCCCGATGTTCTGCCTTCCCTCCTAACCGCTACGCTCCCGGGCGGTGGACCCATCATCACGACTAGCGGTGGTGGTTACCCGGACGGTACTTCCTCGCCTCAGCTAATGCTGTTGGGTCGCCCGGTAATCGTTTCCGAGAAGGCGCGTGCAGTCGGTGCGGTTGGTGATATCAACTTCGTCGATTTCGGTTTCTACCTCATTGGTGACCGCCAGGCCATGAGTGCTCGCCAGTCTGAGGAATTCCGTTTCTCGTCTGATGTCACTGCATTCCGCGTTATCGAGCGCCTTGATGGTCGTCCGTGGCTGGCTTCTGCGATTACTCCGCAGAATAACAGCGCCAACACGCTCAGCCCATTCGTCAAGCTGACTATTGGAGTCTAGTCATTATGTGGATTGCCAGGCGAGACAGTAATAAGGTTTCCAATCTGGAGACCGGCCATATTCTATACATTGGCGAAAAGAGCGACCACCGGGGCGTTAAGACATGGGATATCTATTCCACCACTAAGGGCAGCGCTGGATCGGTTGCTCTGGAGGAGGGTTACGCCTCTAAGGAAGACGCAGAAGATGCGTTCGTCCGCCTACTGAAGGCATTCGATATCAAGCCTGTGGTAGTGCGTGAGCCTGCCCAGTACATGGATGTTGACGACGATGCCACTGAGGAGGAGAAGGTTTAATGCGTGCACTAGGTAACGTTATTGATATTACTACCGGTATCAACCCGGTAGCTGACATTGCTGCTGGTGCCAACACTGGTAAGCGCATTCACATGCGTAACTACCAGACGCTAGGTGTTCTATTCTTTAAGAACGCTAACAGCGCCGGTACTGACTCAATCATCCTCACATTGCAGGAGCACAACGCCAACACGGGTGGTACCTCGCAGAACCTCGCAGCGATCACGGATTGGTACGCCAAGCGGGTTACCTCTCCTCTGCTAGGCACTGAGGTGTGGACGGAGCAGACCCAGGCAGCAGGCGCAACCCTTACGCTCGCTGATGCAGGCGTTGTCAAGTCGGCAGATCAGGCCATCGTGTTCTTTGAGATTGAGGCTGACTCGCTCAGCGCTGGTTTCGAATGGCTTTCGGTGAACATTGCCGACCCCGGTTCGGGTGGCACCATTCTTGGTGGAGTGTTCTACATTCCGTCTGGTCTCAAGATCATGCGTAATCCGCCCCTGCTTGCTCAGCCGAACGCCTAAGGAATCGATATGGCTAAGGCAACGCGCTATGGCGGGGCATCACTTACTGCTGAGGAATCGGCCGATCCCGAATCGCCTCAGCCGGTAAAGATTCGACGTGCCGAATTGGGTTACGTCGATCAACCTAATAAGGTAGAGGAGGAATCAACATCGCAGGAAGCGGATGGTGGGGACTCTATTCAATCATCAGAGAGCGGTCAGACGTCAAGCGAATCAACGACACCCGCCCGCCAGCGGCGTGCCCGTTCGACGGCGAGCCACTCCAGTCAGTCGGTAATGGACTCCACTGCCCATTCGACGGGTACCGCTACCCCGAACAAGCTAGCGAAGCAATCAGGTAGCGCTAGGGTTAGTTCGACTGACGCAGAGTTCAGCGATTTCGAATAATGGTTAAAGGGTAGCCAGCTTCCTAACCCCGGTTGGCTACCCTTTAATCCACAACAGAATAGGATGTCTTGTGCGTGACAATGCGACCCGAACGCAAAAGCGCGTTAGTAAAAGAATGGCTACTCTTACTCGCTGGCCTAGCTGGTATCACTTACCAACTGATAACGGGGGAAATAAACCTCGCGTTGCTATTAGTGTTTACCGCAATGACAGGCGTACCCGGATTAGCGCACGTGCTATCTCTAATCAGGAATTCGCCTATCGTCTTACAGTCACCTTCACCTCAGCCGGAATCACAGGGATTGGAATCGGGCAATGCATCGCTAAATTCTTTGGGGGATAGTGATGTCCGATAGGGAGAAGAAAATAAGGGTTATTCAAATTAGCCCTAAGCAATTATGGATGGCTGTAGTTCTCGTATTCCTAAGCGTTGGAGGAATGGTCGGCACCTCAATAGGTTATACCAATTATGGTATTAGAAATAGCAACCAAGCATGGTGTGACATGTTCGAAGATCTACGAAAGCCTGCACCTAATGCCGCACCTGAGGCAGTCGGATTCGCAGCGAAAATAGACCGCATTGCTCGTAAGTATCATTGCTAGTCAGCTAACCTAACTGAATAGTCCTCTATGTATCAGCCGTAGAAAGCAATCGGGAGTAGGGGTTATGAGTGTCATGTACGCGACGCGTGAGCAAGTTGCGCAGTCGCCGGAAGTACTTGAATCTGCACATGCAAATCGTATGATCGATTCTAAGATTCGCGCTGCATCGCGTTCAGCGGAGGGTTTCCTACACCGTAGGTTTTATCCTGAGCAGCGAACCATTAGGGTTGATTGGCCCAACAATAGTCATTCCCCATCGTGGGAGGTAGACCTAGGGGACCAGGAAATGGTCTCTGCCAGTGCGGTTACCTCAGGCGGCGTAGTAATCACATCCAATGTGCTTCTGCGTAGATGGGATGATTTAGCCGAACCACCCTACCAGCGTCTAGCGATTGACTTGACGTCCGACGCTGCATTCTCCGCGGGTAATTCTTGGCAGCGATCGCTCTCAATTGCTGGTGTGTTTGGCTATAGCGATACATCTACTAGCCTTGCTGGCGCACTCCTAAGCGGCGGTATCAATTCTAGCGTAGCGGTATGTACCCTCACACCTTCTAGCGGCTACTACACCGTTGGTGTAGGTGCGCTAATTCTCATTGGTACTGAACGGCTGATGCTTATTGACCGCCAAATGGTGACTACAGCGCAAACCATCGGTGGCACCATTACTGACCGCCAAGCGGACCGTACGGTCGTGTGTGCAGGTGCCGCTACATTTGCTATTGGCGAAACGATTCTTGTCGATGCTGAGCGTATGCGTATTGTCGATATCGCCGGTACCTCGCTGATTGTCACTCGCGCCATTGACGGTACGGTGCTAGCTGCACATACCTCTGGTGCTACCATCTATGCCCCCCGCCAATTCATTGTGCTTCGTGGTGCATTGGGCTCGACCGCCGCGGCGCATTCGAATGCAGATCCGGTGTACGTGCACGAGTACCCCGCCCTATTGAATGAACTAGTGATCGCTGAGTCTGTCGTCTTGCTAGCACAGAGTGCAGGCGCCTACGCCCGTACGATCGGCTCTGGCGCTGGAACACGGGAGGCTGCTGGTCTAGGACTAGACGACATTCGTGAACGCGCGTGGCGGGAGCTAGGGCGTAAAGAGAGGTTGGGTGCCGTCTAATGCCTAACTTTCGAGTGAATGTAAAGACGGAGCACAAGGGCGCGGTATTCAATTCTTCAGCTACCAAAGCGGCTGGCGCACGCATGGTCATCAAGATTAATGATGCCCTAGCTCAGGAGGGAGTGCGCCGCGTCAAGAGTCGACTAGGTCAAGTATTACAGAAGCCAACCGGTTATTACGAATCTCGAATTCAAGTCGATCGGCGGAGCACCTATCGGGGTATTACTGATGGCGGAGTGATTTACGGTGGCTGGCTTGAAGGCGTATCGAGCCGGAATAAAACTACGCGCTTCAAGGGCTACCACACATTTCGAATGGTGCAGCAGGGGCTAGCTAAAGATAAGGAAGCAATCGCTAAGCCTTACGTTGATCAATATACACAGGAAATGAATCGATGACAGCGCCGAGTGGGAACGAAGAGTGGATCGATCCTATTTTCGACGCGGTGGTTAGCGACGTACAACGCTCAGGCTACTTCGATAAGGTGAACACACATGAGCCTAAGCGCGCGCCGCGTAGCGGCCTTACGGCGGCTATCTGGGTAGCATCGATGGAGCCTATCGGCGCTATCAGTGGGCTAGCTAGCACAACCGGCCGTGTGGTATTCACCCTGCGAATGTACCAAGGCATGCTGCTGGAGCCACAAGATTTGATTGATCCAATGATGATGAAAGCCATGTCAAATCTAATGCGCCGCTATCATGATGATTTCGATTTCGAAAGCACCATTCGTAACATTGATTTACTAGGCGCGTTCGGCGTAGCACTAGCCGCACAGTCAGGCTATCTAGAAATAGACGGAGCAGTGTTTCGTATTATGGACATGACCATTCCGTGTTTGGTTAATGATGTCTGGCCACAAGTTAACTAGGAAGGGGTGAGGTAATGGCAAAAGAATCTGGACTTGGTGCACAGATGTATCTAGATCAATATGATCTGTCGAATGATACCAATGCGCTTGGTAAGATTAGCAAGTCGAGTAACCTACTGGAAATGACAGGGATCGATAAGCTTGCAATCGAGCGTAAGGCGGGGCAGCTTACTGGGCAGATTACCGCTACCACATTCTGGAACCCTAGCAATGCGCACACAGCATATTCCAGCCTACCGCGGACGGACCGTATTTTTTCGTACTTCCACAGGGCTACGTTGGGTGCTCCAGTTGCATCCATCGTAGGTAAGCAAGTTGGCTATAACCCGACGCGTGAAGACACCGGAATGTTCACGGCTGAAGTGGATGCACAATCTAACGCATGGTGGCTCGATTGGGGCTATGCACTGACGGCCGGCAAGCGTACAGATACCGGTGCCACTAGTCCAGCTACGGGGGTTGATTTCCAGATTCAGGGAATGCCCGCGGCGTTTGGCTTGCAGGCATACCTACATGTCTTCTCATTCACTGGTACAAGCGCTACGATTACCATTCAAGACTCTGCGGATAACGCGGCGTTCGCGGCTATTGGTGCGGGCGTTGCATTCACAGCGGTTACTGCTGCTACCAAAGAACGAATTCAGTCGGGCCGAACTCAGGCGGTCAGGCGGTACCTGCGGGTTATTACTACCGGCACGTTTTCCAACCTAGTGTTCGCTGTGCAGGCGACTACTAACATAACGGATATGACAATCTGATGCTGCCTATAGGATTAGAGATGAATAGATCAGTGTATAGACCACCACCGCGTATGGCTACGCAACTATACAAGACATACCGGGTAGCTTCACCGATTAGTACCCACTTTCGTAAGGCTACGTGCGCAGAGGTAAGCTGCCCTGCGTACCTAGATGGATGGACCTATAAGAAGAGTGACCTAGAGCGCGAGAATCTGCTTTATCTGGTGACACATGCTGGCAAGCGCTATAAGGAAATGCAGCTTGCTGACGACGATGAAACCTATTTGGTTTTCGAGCCTGGGCAAGTGTGTTTCCAAGCGTCGTCGCATCGTCTCTCGCTAGAGCGACCGGAATTCTATTACGCAGGTAGGGGGGATTACCGCTCATTCTCCAATAGGCGAGCAACGAAATTCCAGCGTCCGGAAGACTGGGTGGACAGCAGCGCCAATCACCTAGGTATGATCATCGATGCAATTAACCAGGGCTGAGGAGAAATAAGATGGCTAAAGAAACTGGACTTGGCTGGACTACGTGCAGTGTCGATAATGCCGCGGCTGCATTGCAAGATGTCAAGAATGATATTACCAACCTAGAGTTCTCCACTCCATATGCACTTCAGGAAGTAACTGGACTGGACAAGTCGGCAATGGAGCGCCTCTCGCTGCTAGCTGATCTGACCGGCACGCTCAATAGTGTGTTCAACCCCGCGGCCAACCGTATTCACGCTGTCATGTCTGGTGACCTGCGCGTGGTTCGTACGGTCAGTCTGACCATTAGCGCCAAGTCGCTCAGCGGTGAGGTGCTCTTTTCCGACTATGCCCTAACGCGTGCGGCTACGGGCGAGTTCACCGCGTCGCACCCCTACAGCCTCGCGGACGGTACTACGCCGACTTGGACGTAAGAGCAACTAATAGCTAGACGTGTTACAGAGAGAGGTTGAGGGGAATGGGTTACAAGCCAGTCAAGAAGGTCTATAGCCTAGAGTTCGTGGATCATCCGGGACTAGAAGTGGTAACAAGAGGCGCAACACTAGGCGAAATTAAAGCTGTTCAGAAAATGAACATCAATGTGAATGAGAAGGACGAAGAAAAGAAGCTAGAGGTATTCCATTTCTTTGCTAGCAAGTTGATTAGCTGGAACATGGAACACCCTGAGGTGGAAACTGATCAGCCTACCTGCGCGTTGTGTGGATTGCAGGAAGACGCACCACTGCCGACTACTGTCAACGGCATGCTGTGTTTGGAGCTGCACCTAATCATCACAATTATTAAAGGATGGGTGTTCGCCGTTGCACGTGTTGCGGACCCAAAAGAAATGAGTTTGAACGATGGCGAGAGCAATGGCCTAGAGTCGCCCCCTCAGAATGGGATCACACCAGAGACTATGCAGAGGCTAGAGACGTTGCAAAACCCAATGATATCGCCAGAGCCGAACTTTACCTAGGACTGATGGAGCGATTCAACTACCCGAACCTAGCCGCGGTGGATGCGGAGAATGTTGAAATCCTGTATCTGCTGGAGTGTGAAAGCTACGGCAGACGGCGCGATGAACAGGAAGAACTAGATGAGCAAGAGGCGGAATATGAGGCAGAGAGAGCGAGGTTAGAATCCAGTGGGGAATGAGATTAGCATTACAGTTGGGGCTAACGAGACTGCCTCAGATGTAATCGTTGGTGTTGGCAAAGCATCACAGCGAGCCGAAAAGGTAATCGTTCAGTCAATGGGCTCGACTGAAGATGCATTTGATACCGCCGCCCGCGGTACTGGCAAGCTGGGTGATGCGCTAGATAAGGCTACTGGGTTCACTGATAATATGTCACAGGGCCTAGAGGGTGTTGGCGCTGTCTCGCAATCGGTTAGCGACCTCATGAGCCATAGCGCACGCAAGGCGGAAGATCTAGCGCGGGCACAGACAGATGTGGAACAAGCTGCGCAAGATGCAGCCCAAGCGGTTGAAGACTTCAAGCAGGCTAACCGCGACTTCGCTCAATCTGGTATCGATGCTGAGCAGGCGACCATCGATCAGAAGCAAGCATTGATTGATGGCAGAAATGCGCAAACAGCATATAACGAGGCGGTTGCTGAATTTGGACCACACTCCGCGGAAGCTGCACAAGCGCAGAATGATGTTAATCAAGCAAATCTAGACGGCCGGCAGGCAGCGGAAGATTTGAATCAAGCTAATCGCGACGCCAAGCAGGCGCAACTAGATAGTAAGCAATCGCTAGTTGATCAGAAGAGCGCTACTACCGAACTAACCGCCTCGCAGCGGGAGCTAGCAGCACAAAGCTCAGTGCTCGGAAAGATTACTGACTGGACTGGAATGCTATCGGGAATTCTTTCTGGGTTGGTGGGCATCATCGGGGCGGTTACCGCCGCGCAATGGCTATGGAATATCGCAATGACAGCCAACCCAGTAGGCGCAATTATTGCGCTCATTGTGGGGCTAGTAGCAATCATTGTAGTAATTGCGACTAAAACTACATGGTTCCAATCGCTCTGGAAGGCTATTTGGAGCAAGATCGGTGATCCAGTTAAGGCTACATGGAACTGGATCAAGAAAACCACTAGTTCATTCATCAAGTGGATTGGTAACGTATTCAGCGATTTGCCTAAGAAGATTGGTAATGCATTCAAGTCGCTAGCCAAGATCATTACCGCCCCATATAAGGCGGCATTCAACGGTATCGTGTGGGCATGGAATAACACGATCGGCCGTATTAGCTTCTCGGTCCCATCATGGGTACCGGGTATCGGTGGAGCATCTTTCAGCGTCCCGCGTATTCCATCGCTAGACGTTGGTACCGATAAGGTTATGAAGACTGGTCTAGCTCTGATTCACAAGGGTGAGAAGATCACACCTGCAAAAGCATCGCCATTTACGAATGGACGAGATGCACGCGGTGGCTTTGCTGGTCATGCTGAACCAATTGAGATCATTGTCCGGCTGGAAATGGATACCACTGATAGCCGGATCATGCGCGTTATCAATGAAGGTATTCGTGCTGAGGTAAAGAATACTGGTGGCGGTAAAGTACAAGTAGCCTACGGCAGAGGGAAGGCTGTGTAATGGCTTTTCCTTCTGATGCATTGGGTACGGTGGTGCAGCTCAAAATAAACAACGTGTGGACCAATGTTGTTCGATATAACACGCGTACACGGATCTTGCAAAAGACTGGTGTTACAATCAAGCGTGGCGCCAGCGGATTGCAAACACATACGCCTCCCGGTACCTGTAACTGGACATGGCTCGATCCTGATGGTGTGTACAATAATGAAAATCCACGGTCGCCATACTTCGGTGTACTACCGCGTAACACGCCTGTACGCGTCTATGTGCCTCGCTCCACCTCTGCCCTATACCTGATTGATCGTAACGACGGTTCACGCGGTCAGACGACGGATAAAGCTGCACTAGACATCACTGGCGATATCGAGATTCGAGTGGATTTTGAGCCTCGCCGCTTTACGCGTTGGTGTAGTGGCCAGAACCGCGGAATGATTCTAGCTAGCAAATATGATGAACCCAGCAACCGATCGTGGTATATCCGCTTTGGTGAAACTGGGGTTAATGGTAACGTTGGGTATCTAGCATTTGTGTGGTCTACCACAGGTGCTAATAGTATTGTCGCTAACTGTACGGCGATGCTACCAACCACAGGACGTATCTCAATCAAGGTCACCATGGATATCGACAATGGTGCAGGCTCCCGCGAGGTGAAATTCTGGACGTCTACCACTGGAATCACGGGAACCTATACGCAGCTAGGTTCGACAGTCACGGGCGGTGTTACTAGTATTTTCAGTGGTGCCGGTAATGTTGAACTAGGCACGATGGATGGTGGCGCAGCACAAGACATCACAACCAGTAATAGTGTTAACTACAATGGACGTATTCACGCATTCCGCATATACAATAGCGCGGGTACGCTAGTTGCTAATGCTGATTACACAGCACAACCAACAGGTACCACGTCATTTGCTGATGGACTAGGTAATACTTGGACGCTTGGCGGCACGGCTGAGATTACTAATGCTGACTATCGCTTCTATGGTGAGCTGAGTGCTCCGGTACAAAAGCCGAGCTTAAGCAGTAACGGCACTGGTATTGATGTCAAGATTGAAGCTGAAGCAGGCGGTATCCTTCGTCGACTTGGCAGTAATGAAACACCATTCCAATCGCCTATCTTCCAGACATTCAGCAACTACGATTCTAATGGTTGGTGGACTGGAGAAGAGCCTGCTACAGCAGATGTAACCCTAGCGGGTAGCGGTACGTCTGATGGCTCACCAGCCAACATTACAGATATTACATTTGAAGGATTCGACGGTGAAATTCCTGGCTCAGCGGGGGTAATGAAGCTAGGCGCTGATGCAACGTTTGGTGGTATCTGCACTGGTGTAACCACAGTAACGGGAGAATCACACTTTTATATATTCTTCAAATTTCCTAGCGTACCGGTTACAGATCAACGACTTGTTAGCTGGTATAACTCAGGAACCATCAAGCGCTGGGATCTAATCGTCACATCAGGCTCGTATTGGCTGCGCGCCTACGATGCAGCCGGTACGCTTGTGCAGACTAATAACGTACTACATGGCACCAGCGCCACACCTGATAGGTGGATTGCATACCATTCCCGCCAGCGGCAAGTGGGCGGAAACATTGAATCGTCCCATGAATGGCATGTCGTAAACACCGATTTGTACTATACAGGCCCACTCACCTCATCCGCGGGCACGCTGGGTGTACCTCTGCGCATCGGCATGAACCCCGGTGCAGGCTGTACCGATGTTAGATTCTGCCATGCCATGGCATCGCCTAAGGTTGGTTTGGAATTCTTTAGCGGAACGCCTACGGCTAATGTTGTTAACTTTGCGCGCGCATTCTCAGGCGAAACGGCAGACTCACGGTTCCGTCGCGTGTGTGGATTGCTAGGTGTGGAAGCACGAGTTATAGGATACCCGAGTCTCAGTCAGCAGATGGGGCCGCAACCTATCGACACAGGAATCAACATTCTCTATGAATGTGCCGACGTCGATGGTGGTATTATAATTGAAGCTAACGATTCGGCCGCATTAGAATTCCGCCCTATCAGGTCGCTATATAATCAATACGGAATGTCGCTCACATATGCTCAATTGGCTGAATTGGAAAGCACACCGGATGATACGGATGTAGCTAATGACATCATCCTTAACCGCGCAGCCGGCGGCGTAGCGCGAGCAACACTTGCTTACGGACCTATGTCGATTCAGGCGCCACCTAATGGCATTAATCCAGTGCCTGATGGGCCTACCGTAAATAATTACAACACACTTCAGTTGCCGAATCTTGCCGGAGCTATGTTGGTTAAACGAACATGGCCAACATCACGATACCCTGCACTTAAGCTAGAAATGCATCATCCCACTTTTGCGGCAAATGCTGATCGATTCCTGTTAGCCGAAAAGACTGAGATTTCAGATATCATTCGAGTAACCAGTCTGCCGCTGTTTATGGCACCTGATGAACTAGCGCTATTGGTTACTGGTGTTGCTGAAGAATTGTTTTCGCAAGAATGGTCAATTACATATGACTTGACGCCGTATGGGCCATATCAAACTAGCGAGAATCAAACAACACCTGGTGGAGATCTCTACTCCTCATGGGTTGCTGCACATACCACTATTGCCGGAGTGGTGCAGCAGCAGCTCAACGCGGGAATCACCAGCTCAGCTACCAGCATCGCAGTGAAAACACTGAGCGGCGTGCTGTTCGGTACTGGAGCTGTCAACTACCGCATCAAAATTGGAGGTGAGATAATGACCGTGACAAATGTCAGTGGCGCTGCTTCTCCACAGACGTTGACGGTCACACGTGGCGTAGTTGGCGGATATTCCGCAGCTCACAATGCAAACGATTACGTTTACATCTACCCTGAACTATTGGCGAGGTTGTAATGCCTAAGTTTCCGCCATGGGGGGTTGGCGTATCCGTTTCCGGTACCAACCTCGCATTAGATATTCCAGACATCTACGTCAAGACAGCCAACGAAACCGCTACTGCTGATATCGTACTCAGTAACGATGCAGAGCTAACCGCCATTCCACTAGCTGTAGGTACGCATTGGGTAAAACTAATGCTGCTGTTCTACACCGACACTACCGCCACGCCAGATATCAAAACCCGTTGGGCTTTCACCGGTACATGGAATAATCCTATTCGTGCCTGTATCGGTCCGCCTAGCTCCAATGTTGCCGCGGCTGGCGCTATCACACCAATGCTTATGGCAGGCATCGCGGCTGGCACAGATGCCACCTATGGCTCTGCCGCGGGCACTGCTAACGCATACGTTGTGCTAGAAGAGAGCTATACCGTGGTGGTGACCGTAGCGGGAACATTGTCGCTACAATGGGCACAGCGGGTATCCGATGCTTCGCTCACAACAGTCGTTGCCGGTACCACAATGGCTACCAGACAGATTGCTACCTAAGAAGGGAGGAACAGCTATGACCAACTGGAACAATGTTGCAGACCTAACACCCGGAATGACGAATCTGGGAAATCAGTTCAATGCACGCTGGGAGGATCGGGATACAACCTCTGATGGTGCCAGAGGGGATGCAGCGCACGCGGAAGATACCTCAGGGCATAATGCCGATGACACTAAGTACCGCAATGCAGAATGGGAAGGTGATAGCGATAATATCGAAGACATTCGTGCAATCGATGTGACCTGCAAGCTCAATGACCCTACCCTTACCAGTTCCACGGATCCTCAGGCACAAATGCAGGTAGTTATTGATCATATGCGCCGGCTACCAAATCTTTCGACGGTCATTCGGTATATGATCTTTGATCGAAAGAAGTACCACTACTCGACTGGCTTTGCGCCTGAGAATTACACCGGCAGTAACCCGCACGACAAACATGCTCACTTCTCCGGAGCATGGTCAGAGGCAGCAGATCAGAACACTACATTCGATTTCAAGTTTGAGGAGGTAGGCGAAATGCAGGTAACGCTTTCGAATCTCGACAAGGATGACATTGCTACTCGCGTGCATAACAAGCGGCCTTGGCAGGAAGCTGACCCTGGCTCGTTCGCTATCGCCACACAGCGCGATTACGATCGGATCAAGGCTACTGCTGAGACAGTTACCACACTAGCGGCAGACGTAGACACATTGAAAGCTGATAACGAGGAAATGAAGGGGCAGCTAGCAGCTATCCTAGAGCTGCTGACGCCATCGACCCCGTAATTAGATTGGAGTAGTAATGAATACCAAAGCCACTAAAGCAATCGTTGCAGCGCTGGGTGCAACCCTTACGGCACTAACTACGGCACTAGCCACGGTGCAGCTAGCCCTAGCTGACGACGCTGTGGACCTCACGGAATACGGCACCCTAGCTACGGCAGCAGCAACGCTGGTTGCGACCGTGTGGGCCGTCTGGCGGGTACCTAACAAGCCAGTTGCTAGCTACACGCGTGCAGACGCGCGACGGGATGACGCAGCGGGTTACTGATTCGGACAAATCGGATGTGACGTAAGTCACACCGGTTGGGGGTAGCGGCAGGCGGTTGGGTCGGACTAGGTTCATCTCACAACTTGATGAACGGCTCAACCGCCTAGCAGGGCCACCCGGCACAGCGCCAGCCTGTAAGCCTAGATATCGGAAGCTCAGCGCGAGTAGTGCGCTCAGTAAGCCAAGTAATTACCGAATAGGATTCGACGCAGCATCTACACAGCGGCATTGCTCGCTTGACCGGTGTACGGTGCGAATCCATTCGGCCAGTGGTATACAGCGGCATTGCTCGCTTGAGTTCACTGGATAGCATTACTCAAAACTAGAATGAGGTACCGGCGACATTGTCGCGCTACTTCGATTGGCAACTTCCTAGGCTTTACGCCAGGGTTCGCTAGTCGCCGGTACCGTCATTCAGATGAATGCACAGCACTAGATTCGCATATGATAGAGACCTGAGTACCGCCTTATAGGTCGCCGATTATCCGGCCGGTAATCCGCATGAATGATCTATAGCGCCAGAAAAGCGAGTCATATACAATTTAGTAGCTGTGCATTCTTCTGAGTGACTTTGGAGAGGGTCATTCTTAACGAGAGGAAATGCAATGACTGCAATTAAGCTTGAGACCGGTAAGCCGTATATGTGGAAGTCTGAAGTGTACGGAACCGTTGCAGTGCACTTCACTGGGTACAGCCCCAACGGGTGGATTGCCAATTTCACCATCGATGGTGGAGAGGCGAGCACACCGGCACAGCGATTCCCTGAGCTGTCTGACGGAACCTATTTCGCCTTGACTGGCGCGCTGAGCAAGCGTCCGGCACGTAAGCCCCGTTCTGGCAGAGCGCCAGCTACCCCGCCTCAGGAGGTTACTTTCTAATGCCGCACAATGGCCGCCGCTACTTGGCGCAGAAATACAATGTCAGCTACGTCACGATCCTCAATCCGGCAATCAAGCGAGGCACTCCACCTCGCCCGCTGGTGAGGTCAGACTACATCGATGTACCACGGTTGAGCCTTCATGGCACGACTCAGGTGCTTGATAAGCTGGACGATGAATCCATTCGTAACGTGATTTCGGTTTACAACGGGCTCAAACGTTGATGCCAAGATTCTTGCTGCGCTCAACAGCAGCTATCACACTCGGCGGATTCCTCGCAGCTCTCATTGTTCCAACGATCCAGAAACTTACCTGAATCAGTATTGACAGCGCATGGTTCAGGTATGAGGGCGGGAACGGAAGGTAACCAATCCTCTGCTCCCGTCTGAGCTTCCTTGGCCCAATTGGCAGAGGCGCAGGGTTTAGGTCCCTGAGGTTATCGGTTCGAATCCGATAGGAAGCACCTTTGAGGCAGTAACGGGTTTACGCATTGGCTCTAGGTGCGATAAGCAGACCTTATCCACGGAAGCCTATCCAGTGTTCTAGGTTCGATTCCTAGATGCCTCACGGTTCCGCTGGCATACCGGAACGCTAATGTATGCAAATGCTGCTTAGGGTCGACACTAGGGGGCTAAGCGCTGGCACGGCAGCGTGAACCGGTACCTCTCTACCTTCGGATGAGTAACTGTATCGGTCAAGGTTCCAACCGAATCCCGTGCAGCACGTGTCACAAGGCTACCGAGCGTGCAAGCCCTATCAGGGTGTGTCGGTGCCTAGGGAGGGAAACACGGACCCACGGCAGATATTAATCTGTCCCGTGTTTCCTTTCCGCTTGTGGCGGTAGCGTAAAGAGCGCAGCGGCGAAAATACGAGACCGTATGTGTAGGTGCGATACCTGCCCGCCACACTTGTGCCTTCCGGAAGGCACTGGAGTGAATGAATGCGTAAATAGCTATGCAGCTAATTAACGGTTCCGACAACGCGTTAATGCAACGCATAGCCGCAGGCAGGTGATGAGCCGCTTAGATCGGTCTAGCGGTAGGGGACACAGCGTCCCCGTTCATCCGTGGGTTCGATTCCCACCATTCACACGAAAGTTACAGAGGAGAGTGAGTGAATGGCAATTAGGATTCAATGCCGTGATCATGCAGGCGGCATATTTGAAATCCAACCGCGTATGGGTAGGCGCCCGGTACGCTGCACGGGGGACAATCCGTGCGACCACGCGGGACAGAAGGTTAGCAATACGATCCGGCAGGTGCCCGGTATCGGTAAGGTAGCCGTTGTGTCCGCTGAGAGCGTTGCTAAGGCACCAACGGCGATAAACGACTCCCTCCCCCTAGCCATGCGAGCCAAAGAGCGCCTGAGCGCTGTGGGATGGGTGGTCAAAGGTCGTGCCTGGGTAATGGACATGACCGGATGGCAGATGGCGGAAGTCACTGCCTCTCGTGGTGCCGAAACTCTAGTAATCACGTGGCAAGATGGCGTGCTGAATGAGCAGACATACGCCATGGAGGATATCAATCCTGCCAAGAATGACTATCCACCATCGCAGCTAAGCTTTGATCCGGATGAACTAACCGACTCCGAGCTAGTGCGAATGATCAAGGGCATGAAGGTTTCGTGGTGGAATACCATTGCCAGCTCAACAGAATCAGCGGTTATCGGCGGTACCGTAACTGTTGAACATATCTTCTTTGTCAATGGCGATGAAGACAACAGTAAGCGCGTCGTGAAGTTCATCGACCACAGCGGCGGAGGCTTCCGCGCATTCCATGTCGGCGCACTACTGAAGGTGGGGTAATGGGCTCGCTAGTTCTGATGATTTTCTTCGGTACATTCGTATTGAATACTGTTGGCCTTTCCTGGGCACTTGGAGACCGGGAGCATAATTGAAGCGCATTGACCCCTAAGGTTGCCGCACGGGCCTTAGGGGTTTTTCGTGTCTGGGAGTACGTATGAATCTCATTACGATTAGGGAGCTATTCCCTTGTCCGGATTGTGGGGTGGATGCGAGTGAACTATGTCTATCGCTGAAGGGTATACCTATGGAGCGCTACACCCACCCTAATCGCAGCCTAGCCGCACGCACTACCAATGAGGAGGTAATCAGGCTGCGTAACTGGTTGGCGCATCACAGTGATATCTTTCAGGAAACCGAATGAGTCAAATTCGTATTGATAAGCGCGGCCGGCGGATTGTTCTCTATTCCGCCACGCCTGTAGGTGGATTGAAGACGACAGTACCGGGCGCTTATCAATCAACTTCCGGTCATTGGACTGTTCCACTCAGCATCGAATCATGCAAGCTACTGCGGTTGAAGTTTGGTAACCGCTTGGATGTGAGTAATGAACTGAAGCGTTGGGCGCATGGGGTGCAGCAGTCCCGTAAATATATGAAAGATCTAGCCAAGCAAACAGATGCAAAGCTAGAAAACCTGCCGCGGCTAGCACCAAAGCTTGCTAAAGCCATGCGTAGGCGGACGTACCAACGTGTTGGTGTTCGCTTCATTGCTGATAATCATGCCAGCCTGATTGCCGATGATCCTGGTCTAGGTAAGACGTTGATCTGTATGGGCGGCATCTTAGAGGCTGAGGTTCCCGGCCCCTACCTCATCATTGCTCCTAAGACAGCTTCAGAAAGCGTCTGGCAGCGTGAAATCCAGCGGTGGCTACCCGCCAATCACCGAGCCATTACAATGCCTCAGTTTCGCTATCAGCGGGAGCGAGCCCTACGCCTAACCCGCTACACGCCTACTACATGGGTAATCGTACATCCTGAGATGGTTATGGTTCAGTCATATCTGATTTGCGCTCAGGTAGTGACCAAGCGGCGTAGGCAGCGTAACCGCTGTACCGGTGAGCACCGAGTATTGAAATACACTGAACCATGCGGAGTACAAACCGTGCTCGCACAAAAGCAAGTAATGATGCTAAAGTGCGGCCACAAGAAATCACGCAAGACTAAACGTGTAGATGATCCTAGCTACGCGCGATTGTTCGCTATCGCATGGGGTGCAATCGTTGTTGACGAAAGCCACGAAAGTTTGATTCGCCGCGGCGGGGTACCGACCCAACGCCGGCGTGGGCTGGATATGTTGGCCACCCGAAACGATGGCCTACGTATCGCCATGAGCGGAACGCCGTTCGATTCTAAGCCGCACCAGCTATGGGGTACGCTGAATTGGTTGGATTCGCATCAACATTCCGCATTCCATCGGTGGGCCGAAACATTCTGGCAAAAAGGCGGTTACACCGGATACGAAATCGGGGAATTCCGCAAAGATAGAGAGCAAATGCTGTGGGATTCTCTATCGGCAATCGCCCTACGCCGTACCAAAGCTGAAGTAGCGCCAGATCTGCCACCTAAAATGGAAGTTGGTACCCCGCTTAACCCAAACGATCCAGCATCGCCTATTGGGGTATGGTTGGAAATGGACGGGCAGCAGGAAAAAGCTTATCGCGAGATGGAGGAATTGAGCGAGACTGACCTAGATTCCGGAGCCCTTACCGCCACAACGGCACTAGCTGAGCTGACACGACTGAAGCAGCTAGCTTGCTCATATGGCGATATCGAAGCCTACCTAGTTAAGGCTAAATGTGATGGAAAACTAACACGTATTTGCCGCGATTGTAGGCGCCACGGGTGGCACCAAGAACAGCGATTCCGCTATAAGCCGACGCTACCTAGCAACAAATTCGATTGGATCGTAGATAGCTTAGAGGAGTGGGGCTACCCAAAGAATCCACTTACAAAGGTAGTGATTGTCAGCTTCTTTACTGGCATTCTGGGCATGTACCAAACCAATCTTGAAAAGCACTTCCGCCGGAAGCCAAATGATCCGTTGTGTACAGCCATTACAGGCCGAACACCAGCTAAAGACAGACGTGTTATTATCGATCGGTTCAACGATGGCGGGGGACCTGATGTGATGATGCTGAACGTCAAAGCTGGTGGTACTGCAATCACACTGGATACTGCTGACCGGATGATATTTGCTAGCGAGACGCGAATACCCGATCAACAGTCTCAGGCGGAAGATCGGATTCACCGGGTAAGCAACCCACGCCAGTGTATGTATTACTACCTTCGCTCAGTCGGTACGGTGGATGTTGGTACTGCAATCGTAAATGCTGAAATGCGCGCTGACACACACCGGCTACTAGACCAACGCCGCGGAGTAGACTACATGCGGCATGTGTTGGATCTAAGTCGCGGCATCTGAGGTTGACATCAATTCCATGACCGATTAGGTTGCACTTCCCTGCCAAAACCAGGCAGTGGGGAACACAGAGGAAAGGGAATGTAATGCCAGTACGTAACACTCGCACTGCACAGACTCGGCGGCGCGCTGCTGCTGCTGCTCCGGCACGGAAGCCTGCTCGTAAGGCAGCGCCTGTTAAGAAGGGTCCGGACGTTTCAGCCTACGCTGAGAAGGTTCCTACCGCTTACCAGAGGGCATTCGCTAAGTGGATCGTGACTCAGGTCGGCTTTGATCCGGAGGGAGCACCTAGTAAGCGTGCCGCATTCCTCCGCGGTGTGGCTATCGCAGTAGCTGCCCGTCCGGCATTCAATTCGTCGCCGTGGCTTGAAGAGTGGCGAGAGGAAAGCGGCGAGGTGAAGCGGGGGCCAAAGCCTGCTGCTGAGAAGGCAGACGCACCGACCTCACGCAAGCGTAAGCCTGCCCCTGTTGAGGAAGAATTCGAAGACGATGAAGACTTCGATGAGGATGACGCAGTAGACGACGACGAATTCGATGACGACGAATCGGATGATGATTCCGATGACGACGACGACGACGACGAATTCGATGATGACGAAGACGATGAGGCAGATGCCGACGAAGAGGATTACGACGATGAGGAAGAGGCTCCGGCCCCTGCCAAGCGTGCTCGATCCTCTCGTACTGCGCCTGCTAAGCGTACTGCTGCGCCAGCCAAGCGGACGGCACCTAGCCGCGGAGCAAAGAAGGCTGCTACTCCGGCTAAGCGGGCGGCGAGCAAGGCCAAGCCTGCTACGGCTGATGACGACGATTTCCTGTTCTAATCAGTAAATAGCTAACGGGGTCGACCCTTTCGGGGGTCGGCCCCATTGCTGTAGGGGGAGGAAATGACACCCGGTCAAGCCGCATACGAAGAATTGCGTAGACAGATAAATGACTCGACACCTATTCATCCATGGGATCGTCTAACCGACAAAGGAAAAGCCGGTTGGGAACGTATTGCAGAAGCAGCCATTGAGGTGTATGAAGACCCTGAGGGGCTAGGGCCAATTGCCCGGGATATGGACCCTGAGGAATTGGCTAGGTTCCGCGCTCAGGCATGCCCTACATGCGGGGGTTGCTGCCTGCTGCATGACCCTAACCACCACTTTGGCGCACCGTTCACGTGCAGAGAACACCCAAAGAATCCATCTGATGAAGAACTAGCTAGGTTCCGCATGTCACAGCTACCTGATTTCAACGGAACCCTAAAGGGTGTTCGTGAATAGCCTGCCGTTAATCCGCCATTCTGAGCGTGTCGATTACAAGCGCTGCCCTAAGAAATGGTTTTGGCGTTGGCGCATGGGCCTTGTGCCTAAGGCTAAGACGTTCGGAGCACTGGAGCTAGGTACGTGGTTTCACAGCACACTAGCTGCCTGGTATAGCCAGCCTGATCGTGAGGGGCTCAGCCTTACCGCATGGTTCAAACACTTTGCAGAGCTAGCCATAGGTGGCGCTAAGAATATCGGTGCGCCAGACTACATGCTGGAAAAAGCCGATGAGTTAGCCGCTTTAGGTGAAGCCATGGCAACGGCTTACCAAAAGAAGTATGGAGCCGATCCGGCTATCATTCCGATCGTGGCTGAGATTCCACTGGAATTCGATCTAACTGATGCCGACGGCAAGGTGTTCGCCAAGCATAAGCTAAAGCCTGACTTGGTCTATCGCGAGGCTGCCAATCCTGATTATGTATGGCTAATGGAGCATAAGACTGCTGCGCAGATTCGTACTGAGCATTTAGTGATTGATGATCAGGCGCGCCCTTATGGAGCCATGGCAGAAATTTCATTACGTAGGGCGGGGGTACTTCGTAAGTCGGATGTGTTCAAAGGAATCATGTACAACTTCGTGCGGAAAGCGTTGACTGATGAACGCCCGGTGAATGAGCAGGGGCAATCACTCAATAAGAATGGATCGGTTAGCGCCAAGCAACCTGTTCCTACGCTTATGCGATTTCCTGTGACACTCACTAGAGCATCCAAGCGAATCGCAATTAGCCGCTTACGTATTGAAGCAGGCATCATAACTGGTATGACTGAGGCGCTTAGAGCTAAGCGGGTAGACCCTGCACTCCTACCTAAGACGCCGCACAGTTCATGTCCTAAGCTCTGCCCTTTCTTTACGATGTGTGTCGTGGAAGAGCAGGGTGGGGACATCAAAGAAATGCAGCGCACGATGTACGAGCGACAAGACCCTTACCTGTACGAGGAAGAATCCACAGAGGTATTGACTAGTTTTGAATTGAGCTGACATGAAGGTAATGCGGCGCATGAATGGTGTATTCCCACCTATCGGTACTGTGGTCGGCTCCGATTGGTCAGGAATGCGTTTGACTGTCGATGGTGTAGATGAGCGGGGGGTAACCCTACGGCCGTCGACTGTTGCAGATTACGAAGCGGTAGTGGAGCGCGATAATCCACAGTCGCTTACTGAGCTGGAGATGCTGGAAACACAAAAGATCTACGGATCCATAGCATGATTAATTTCATTTGTAAGCCTTGCAAGACAGGCGCTGATGTGGTTTCCGCTGATAGTCCAGCACTAAACGCCATCAAAGCTGACCTGCATTCGCATTGCAGGGGTGCGACTTGGTGTGACTGCCAGCATCGGGAGAAAAAATGACCAGCGACCCTGGTCGACACAGCACCGGTGGTTTGCCTAATCGCAGCACAGCAGGGCAACGCTCAACCCTTGCAACAACCGAGCGCACGCGCCTCAGTCTGTCTGACTTCTCTAAGGAATTGATTCGCCTAGACCAGGGTGAGGATGAGTCAAAGAATATCCTGGTGTATGGCGACTCCAATGCCGGTAAGACGGTTCTAGCTGGCACGCTGCCGGAGCGTACGTTCTGGTTGGTGGGTGAGCCTGGGTTTAAGTCTGCCGTCCGTTGGAGGAAGCGACAAGGGCTACCACCGCACAAGGGGGCTCGGCGTATCAGCAATAGCGCTGAAGCATGGGCCGCGGTCGAGTGGTTGGAACAGGGGGAACGTTACCGTAAGCTGGATTGGATCGTACTTGATGGCACTACTACGATGCAGGATCGTTTCCGCCTAGCTTATGCCGCGGAAGCATTTGATATCAATCCAACCAAGCGCCAGCACCGGAACCTGCCAGATCGGCCAGACTACTTCAATACACAAAACTTTCTAAAGGCATGGATGCCACGGTTGATTGACTTGCCTGTCAATCTACTTGTTACAGCTCACGCGTATCGTACCGATCTTACGGACGATGCCGAACTATTAGTCTTCCCTGGTTTTCAGGGAAAGGTAACTGAAGTGTCCAATGCAATCAGCGGACTGATGGATGTTACCGGGTATATGGAAGCGCGACGTACGCGAAATCGCACAACCGGCGCTATTAACATGCGTCGACGGTTGTGGTTTGAATCTCCTATGGACCGCAAGCGGAAGGATGAGCAGCAAGCGCGGTACATCGTGGGAGATAAGTTCGGCGTACTAGGTGAGTACATCGATAACCCAACCATGCCGCAACTAGTAAGGCTGATCGATGGAGAGGGAGAGTAATGCCCAGAGTCAATTGGGGTGTCAGCGCGTCTGACGTCGATAACTTCGATAGAGATAATCAGTTCGCCCCTTACGACGGTCCAATCCCTGTCAATGGCGTATACGCATGGCGGGTTAAGGTTCTGAAGTCGGCGGCGGCAGTTGGTAATAAGCTCCCGCAATTGCGTGTTGGTCTACAGTTGATCCCGCGCAAAAGTCGTAAGGAAGAGCACAAGTATAAGGGCTATTTCCTCATGGCCTTTTTGCCGATCTCCGAGCGAACCAATTTCCGTTATGTGCCATTCCTAGATGCCATCGGTGTCACGGGTAAGGAATTCGAGCGTGGCACCATCACGGACGAAGAAGGTAACGTAAAGAAAATTGGTCGGTGGCGTAATACCGGCGAGGTAATGATCAAGGCTGAGATCAAGGATGGCGTCGACGCAGACAATAATCCGCGTAAGGACATCGGGTGGATGGGCGCCATCGGCGAGGAAGATCCAGAGCCTGAGGAAGACGACGAAGATTTTGACGATGACGACGCGGACGAAATGGAATATGACGACGATGAGGAAGAGCCATTCTAGTGCCTGACACTGTTGAAAATGTCGAGCCGATCGAAACGCAGAATGATTTCGCGCTCCATGCTGGACAAAATTTGCCGAATCATTCTACGTCGCTCGCTGGTCGTGGTCGATACGTGCGGCAAAGTTTCCAGGAGGTTCCTATCTTTCGGGATAGGGAATCCGCCTACCGCTACGCTGCATGGCTAATCACAATGGCAGAGGTTCATCTACCATCGGGTATTAAACGTGATGAGCCTATTACGTTTGATGAGGTGCTGAATGCGATTCGCAACACCTAGCGTGGAAGTACAAGAGAAGGTCGGGGGCGTATGGCGGACAGTTTGGGCTAACGGAATTCCTGTAAAGGACAACCGTAAGACGGACCTACCGCCATACGTACACCCTGGTCCTGCTGGCGCTCGTATGCCTTATCTATATTCAATGGGTATAGACATCACTGGCAAGCCTTTCAAGGTAACGCTTTATTAATCGCAGGGCTGCTCTGTTTGCGAATGCCGCTTGGTTGATTCCGCCTTAGGGTCACTGCTTTCGGTGGAGCACGCGGCAGAGCAGCCCCTATCAAAGGATGGTTTATGAGTACCGAAATCTATGACTTGGATTCGTCCGATGACACTGACGCATGGAATGCATACCATCACATCCGATCGCACCGAGCACCTAAGCAGCATCCGCGGCGCACGCGCCGTATCTCCCTCGTTCTAGCCGCTGTGGTGGCCGTAGGCGTGTTGACTCCCCTCGCTGAGGGTCCGAGTAACCACCTGCCACAAGCGGAAGCGTCTACCAGCGCTCAGGCTGTACCCCGCGAGGTTGAATCAGTAAGTCGATCGGCGCGTGCTGTATCCGCCCGTACGGCTAAGATCAACCGAGTAATTAAGTTTGCGCTGGCGCAGCGAGGTGATCGATACAAGTGGGGAGCGACCGGGCCTAGCAAATGGGATTGCTCTGGTCTCGTGATGGTGGCTTTCAAGAAAGGGGCGAATCGCAGCCTACCGCATTACACCGGCGGCATTCAGAAGCGCGGTGTGAAGGTTAGTAAGAAGAACCTGAAGCGTGGCGACATCATATTCCCGCAGAAGGGGCACGTAGGCATCTACCTAGGTAATGGTCTAATGGTGCACGCCAGCTCAGGGCACGGCAAGGTAATTGTTGCTAAGCCTTATGGGTTTTACACAGCACGACGCGTTCTGTAGTTGAAAGAGGAGAGGGAATGATAATGAAGTTCTTTAGCAGCAAGCGGGAGCAACAACGCTACTCCGCGGAGACAGGACATAGCACCCGTGAGCTGAAGCCGTTGATCGACCGTGGGGCGGCAACGGAATACATCTCGCTTCCAGCCGGTGACATTCCTGAACTAGCAGCACGCTATGCCACCGCGGTTGAGACTGAGCAAACTAGCGATTGGTGTCGCTGCGAGTGGATCATTCATCCTGATGATGTAAAGGTTAAACGACTCCATTGCCGAGTATGCAACTTGGCTAAGGCATCCATACTACATAAAAAGGAATACCCAAAGGATTACCACGAATTCAAAGCCGTACGAATGCGCAGAGGAGATCAGGCGCCGGATTGCCCGGTACATACCAAGGAAGGCTTTCTGATCTACTTCTTTGAGTGGGTATTCCGTGCCAGCGATTAAGTATGGTGCACTGGATCGAATCCGCCTTGCGCATGAAGATCTACTGCCGCTGTTTCCAGCATTGCAGGGTAGGCGGTACGTGCCCGGTGAAGGCGATAATCCTCAGGCATTCATTATCGGCGAGGCTCCCGGCGCACAGGAAGATATCGCTGGTAGGCCATTCGTCGGTGCAGCAGGGAATGTGCTTAGACAGCTAATGGATATCGCAGGGCTATGGGCTACTGATAGCCGTTGTGATCCGTCTAAGCCTGCTAATTGTTGGCTTACCAACGTGCTGAAGTTCAGGCCACCTGGTAATCGTAATCCGACTGATGTGGAGATCAAAGCATTCCGCCCTCTGCTGATGGATGAGTGGGAAGCGGTCGGTGCACCAAGCCTTATCATTCCGGTAGGTAGTGTGGCGCTCAGGGCGGTAACCGGCAAGCCTATGTCGATCCTGCGGACGGCTGGCAAGCACCATAGCTACCTCAGCGCAAAGACGGGTAAGCAGCTCCATATCTGGCCGATGGTGCACCCTGCATTTGGTTTGCGCACTCCCGACGTACAGCCGATGTTGGAAGCTGATTGGGGAAATCTAGGGCGTTGGCGTGCTGCGCATTCATGACACCCTAGGCGCCGATCCGATCACGTTCAATTATTGTGAGACAGCAGATGATCGTCAAGAGATGCGCGACTTTGCATTCCGCCACAAGGCACTGGGAATGGACACAGAGTCGACGGGTATCAATTGCTATAAGCCAGGGTGGCAACTGCGCACGTTTCAGATCGGTAATGCAAGTACCGCCTATGTGGTGCCAGCACAATTCAAGCGTCAAATAGATTGGATCATTCGACTACCTAATATCAAATGGATTGGCCACAATGGACCCCACGACATTCGCTCCATCGATGCCTGGCTTGGAGAAGATACGGGTGTCAGTTGTGCTGGCGAAACCTACATACCCGCTCATTACGCAGACTCACGAAAGAAAGAGGATGGCGGAATCGGGCATGGCCTCAAAGAGCAGGCGATTGCCCATGTCTCGCGGGATGCGGGTAAGTGGGAGCAGGCGCTTAAGGCAACGTTCAAAGCTATTACGGTCCCAATACCGGGCGAGGTATACAAATCCGGCCCTAGAAAGGGTACGCAGAAACTACGAAAGATCAAGCTATCGGAAGGTTGGGCGCTTATCGATCCTAAACATCCAGCGTACATTGCGTATGCGGCGGCAGATCCCCTGCTTACCTACCGCTTATGGGCCTACTACCAGCCAGTTGTTCGTGAGTTCTACGAACTCTATTGTTTTGATAAGCGAGTGCAGGAAGCCGGAGACAAACTTACTCGGCGAGCGATGCGGCTTGACACTCGATACACCGAACGGCTGAATGATGCATTCCTAGTGCAGGCGGATAAGTTCAAAACACAGGCAGCAGAATACGGCTGTGCAAATATCAATAGCGGTGCGCAGATTGCCGCCACGCTGGCGGGACTTGGTGTGGTGCTCACTGCTAGAACGCCAACCGGACAGCTTAAAACTGATAACGGCGTGCTACGGGAACTAGCAAATGATCAAAGTATAGATCATGTGCATGGCTACATTCACTGTGTGCTTGGCGCTAAGCAGCTACTTAAACGCCGTGAAAGCTACACACAGCAGATGCTAGACGAGTGTGACTCTGCCGGTAGGGTGCACCCGAGTATCAACACGCTAGCGGCTAGGACAACACGCATGAGCGTGAGCAGTCCACCGTTGCAGCAACTACCCACGAAGGATCGAGAGGTCGACGCAGAATGACTACGAATATGACTGATGAAGACGCCACGCGAATCGGGCAGGCTATCGCCAAAGCAGCTAAGATGATTGCATTGCCAATTGATAATTCCAGAGAGTGCCGTGCTATTGCACTAAAGCTGGCTATCGAGACTAGGAATGTAGCTTTTGCAGTAGTTAAAGATGGCGCTGAGGAAAGCGCCGCACAAGTAGTAACGGCGGCAGAGATTTATCTTAGCTTCATCAAGGGGGGCGATCCGCGTTGAGCGAGGAAGTGAATACCCACATTGTTGGGTTTAGCGTCATCAAAGAAATGACCAGGGAACAGCTTATTGAAGAGATCATATTCTGCCAGCGGGCAGAGCTAGCAACCAAGGAATCGACAGAGCTGAAGTCGATCGTTGCCAACTTCCGGATTGAGGAATCGAGACTCCGCATTATCGCTGATGCAGGCTTAGTTGTTACAGCAAGCTTTCTCGGTGGAACTGTAGTAGATGAGGAGTAGTAGTGCCTAAACGGGTGATGTATAACACTGAACTAGATAAACGGCTGGAATCATGGCTTAAGGATCAAGGAATTGATCCGGCTATGGTCAGTACTGAATACAGTGTCGAACGCCGCCACGGCATGACCATGCTGAATCTAAAGCTGTATGCGCCTGACTTCATGGAGCGTGAAGATTCAGAACCTGCACCTATGCATTTTTGGGATGGAAGTAAAGGCGATTGCGTAATGGAATGTGGAGAGACAACCACTACCTTAGGCGGTAGTGCATTACGGTGGTCTAGTAGGCGTAATGAAACAACATGTTCAGATTGTAAAAATGCGTTTGCTCAGCGCTGACACCGTAAGGCGCTGCTTCATAGCCGACCCTGGGCACGTTATCTTGACTGCCGACTTCGATCAGATTGAATTGCGTATCGCAGCAGGATTGGCTGGCGAGAAGGTTCTGATCGATGCAGCTAAGCGAGGCGAGCACCTCATCAAGGCTTCCGCGGTTAAGTTATGGGGGGCTGGCTACAATCCAGACCAGTACCGCTATACCAAGAATGTTACGTATGGTTGGCTGTTCGGTGGTGGAGCTAAAACCCTGAGCGAGCAAACAGGTTTGCCGTTTAGTGAGTGCGTCAAGATGACCAAGGAATATGAAAATACATTCCCAGCTCTTGCCGCCTATAAGCGTAGCGAAACACAAAAGATTATCAATGCTGCGCTCAGCTCCACTGAGAAGAAAGAGTATTACTCGCTACGTAGCCGTATGCAGTACCTACGGGATGACACCTCAGGGGGTCGCGCCGCACGCAAGGCTTTGCAATTCCAGATCGACCGGATCATGTACGGCAAGATTGGCTATGTACATACGCCAACTGGCCGGCGGTTGATCGTAGAAGCAGCTAAAGCTTATACGGTGTTGAACTACAAAGTGCAATCCACTGCGGCCGACCTTATGAAGCGTGCTCTGTTGGACGTCATGGATGACCCTTATCTAGGTCCTACGGTCCTGCTACCCGTACATGACGAGATACTAGGACAGCAATGGAAGGGTGAGGCTGAAGACACCGCCAAGCGCTATGGTGAGGTCATGACGCGAGAGTTTATGGGTGTGCCAATTACCGCAACTGGCAAAGTCTACGGAAGGTCGTGGGGCCATGGATATGTCAAAGCAGACTAGCGGAGCCTACTTCGATAACCCGCTATCCAGAGTGCGGCGGCAAACAATCATCATCCACAATCTAGAGCAACACCTAGAACTATGGATTGGTGAACTAGATCAAGCAAAAGATGGACGTGCCGTGCTGAACATTAGGCAATCAATGCAGACAGCATTGGAGAATCTAAGGTGTCGGGATACCGCAAACGATTCACTGACCGATTCATCGAAGGATGTATCATCGGAGGAATAGTGGCAATCGTTATTCTCCTGGTGTCACTGATTGTTCGCTGAGAGGAAATCATGCCGAGAGAACGTGCGGTTACCGATGATCAGTACAAAGAGATACTACTAAAAGAATTGGGTATTGAGGATCCTGCCGACGCCAATCGTAATTGCAATATCAAGACGCTGGAAGACATGATTCTAAACCTAGGCGGAGAACTACCTCTAATCCGACGAATTACTCCGGCTACTAGGGTCATTGATTTTGAGGGTAAGGCGTTTGGCATTGGGAGCTAACCCGAATGAATATCACCTAGTCGCATTTGATCCTGGTGGCACGATTGGTTGGGCGCACCTAGCACTAGATGTTAGAGCATTCAGTCGGCCTGAGCACAAAGCGCTGGATTGCGTTGTCAATTGGAAGTGTGGTGAATTCAGCGGCTCGGAGCACGAACAACTAACTACCGCTACCAAGCTGATGCGTTACGCGAGATTCGGCGCTATGCCCTATGTCAATCCGACCGATGTGGTTTCACGCACTGATGTCATTTCGGAAGACTTCGAATTAATGCAGACTATCGGCGGAGACAACCTACTTAGTCCCGTACGGTGCAACGCTGTGCTAGCATGGGAGGCTAACAAGCTAGCAATCAAGCTAGAGCTACAGCGGCGGTCGATGCGTACCAACGTCACACCAGAGCGACTGACGCGTGCAGGCTTCGATAGTCCGATGAACCGCGGTGGGAGGTGGACTAAGACAGGCAGGGGCAAAGATGCGTTTGCCGCCATGCAGCACGCCATCGTATGGATTCGGCGAGTGAAAACTAAATCGCTGAGTAAACCATGGAAGCTGTCAGACGGTCAGACAGCAAATGCATATTGGGACTGCGCTTGCGAGAGAGGGAGGCGCTGCGACCTAGTGCATTTGCGGGACTGAGGGAATGTGTTTGATTGGTATTGGGCACTTGAAGGTTGGCAATGGGTAGTCGCAACGGTAGGTATGCTCGGTGGTGCAATCGCTGCATTCTTCGGAATGATCATACTAGCCGGTACATCGATCACTAAAATAGATCAACATGAGAAACGTTGCGAATGTACCGATTGCCAACGTAAGCGGCAACTGGAGTGGGCACGTAAGAAACGTGAGGAGACAGCTAATCAAGCACCTAACGAGCCACGCATTATCAACCCTCGCGCTATACCGATGGTGTCCACCAACAACCTAAAGGTGGGCATGCTGGTATTAGCTAGGCGTGGCGCTGACGTCTATAAGGTTAATGATCTACAATGGCGTGACTACGGCCGGCTAGTGTTCTTGATCAATCAGCGGAATCAAAAGCCAGCAATGGTGCGTGTAGTTAATTCACAGCTAAGTAATCGCATCTGGATCATTTCCAGCAGGAACAATGACTAAACTACTAATCACGCGCCAGCCTTGTTTATACATATTCTGTGCTGAGACCACTACGGTTTCATCCACTGAATCACTATCAGGTGGTACTGAAACCCTAGTGCGAACACATACGATTGTGCATCCGATTCTTAGCGGCACCTGTATTATGTCGCTAATGCATTTGCCTCTTTCGCTTGCTGCTAGGCTGCTAGTAGAGGCGCGTGAGCATGAAGATTCAATCATTATCCAACACGCAGTTCGTGAAGGTCATAGTGAATCTAGGGGTATGGCTGGAGACTCAACCACCTTACGCGGTATTAGGCGTAGGGGGAGAGAGCCAGAACCTGATTCCGCAGATTGGCAATTGAACGGTCGGGCAGATGAAGACATCAAGCCTGATGCTAAGCGACACAGGAATCCAATAGGAATCCTTGGACAAGAGATGGGGCATCGCGTGGCTACGGTTAACGAACTGATTGCTGATATTAATGAGGCTGCGCTTAAGAGTGGCGAGGCACTCGGCGGATTGCAAGAAATGCAGAACACACTTAGTGATGTGCTAACATCAATTGGTCAGGCGCGCGATATCATTTATCGTGTGACCGATAACGAAACACAGGGTGCGCTCGTGGAGTATGCGTCGCTGCTTTCAAAGGCACACCTTGAAGCTGCTTCGCTCAGTGCTCGCCTTGAAGAGGCTAAGGGCATGATCAGTGCTGGTCAGGAGAAGGGGCAGGAATACATCGGAAGGCTACTGAGCTAATGCGCAGCGCTGCTAATCCAATTTGGTGGTACGTGATGGGTATCATCACCGGTATAACAATCTCCATCGTGATTACTAGCGTCGTAATCGTGGTCGATGCTAACTGGCCTGGTCTTATTCCATGAAGTGGGAGAAATTCATTCCATGGCTAGAGCGCCATGACATCGAAGTTTTCCTACTCATGTTCAGTTTCTTGACCATGCTGACGCCTGTGACCTAAGTCACACTTGACAAGAAATGCCGGCACCATGCAAGGTACCAATCTTGTAAGCCCCTGAGGGGCACTGAGAGAGGATTGAGGACACCATGGCTGAGACTCCCACCGCTAGCACTCGACCGACCCGCACGAGGGCATCTAGGGCTGCTAAGGCCACGCCTGCTAAGGCTGCGCCTGCTGCCGCCCCGGCTTCGACTGAGGCGCCTAAGGATCGATTCACTGTCGACTTCGTAGCTGACAGAGAGACCAAGCGCTACGCGAAGTTCACCTTTCCTGCTGAGACTGACGGCGTTGTGGTTGGTAGCATCTACGCCCCGCCCGGTACCACCGCGGTCAAGGTGCTCATCATCGGCGCTACTCCTCCCGCCGCTGAATAGCTTTACAGGCTAGCTGTATCTGGACGGGTTGCAGCTAGCCGGACGGAATGCCCCCGTATTGAGATTTGCCCCCGTGCTCATGCGGGGGCATTTCGTTTATCTAAGTGCAAATGGAAATAGCCCCCAATGCCAAGGAGACTAGGCACTAGGGGCTATTTCTTGTTACAGAGAGAGGAGAGGAAATGCGCGAACCACGCCGCGGAACTCTTAGCCGACGCAAGACGGAGCGTAACACACCCCGCCATGTAGCGCCTAGTGCTGTGTCGCTCGGATGGTCACCCTTCCATACGGCAGCAGAGGATTATTACCAAGCAGGCTTCCTCCCGATTCCCTTGCCTGAGGGTAAGAAGTTTCCTCCACCTAAGGGGGTTCCCAATGATATCGATTACACGCAAGCTACGCTTGATAACTGGCTAGCCAGCGATAGAGCACGCAATATCGGGAGCATCATTCCCGATGGTGTGGTGGTACTCGATATCGATGGTAAACCAGGGCAGGAAGCCCTGAATGAACTAGAAGATAAATTCGGCGAGCTACCGCCTACGTGGATGTCATTCCGGGGCAACCCTGAAAGATATCATTTGTGGTTCATATGCCCTACTGAAATGACATGGCCGGGAAAGCTGGAAACGGGACTTGATGTCATTTACCGACACTATCGATATATGGTCGTTCCGCCGAGTGTGCACCCTGATGGGGGGCAATATCGATGGGCCAATCTGCGTAAAAATACTCTCCGAGCGTCCAACGGTTACCTACCAGGGATCGATGAGTTCTCTGATCTCCCTGATAAATGGCTTCAGTTGGCCAACGGGAACGGCTATATCCATCGAGAAAGAGCCGCAGTCGATTCCCGTCTGTGGATGCGGGAGCATGGAGCGGGTAAGCCATGCGCCGAAATCAAACGAGTGGTTCTGCATCACTTGCGGGAAATACGTAAGCACGCCGACCTAGGCGGAATGCACGATTCGATGGTCAATGCCGTGTGGTCGGTATTGTCCGAAATGTCCCAAGGTCATTCTGGGGGCCTTAAAGCGCTTGAAAAAATCAAATCCACGTTCTATGCACAAGCAGATGGTAGCGGCCGGCGTGAGGTTGGTGCTGCTGAAGCAGAGTGGACCCGCGCGTGTGTCGGTGCTGTAGAGAAGACTGCGATAGAGAGGGTACGAGATGGAGATCCTTGTGTCATCGAAGAGGCAGAGCGAGGAAAAGATCCAGCTAGATTCTTTGATCCTAAGCATGGCCTTAAAGCACGCGGACTTAGGCTCGCTGTGGAACGCACTGGAAAGCTTGCCGTGGGTCCGGGACGTATCATTTATAGACACACAGATGGTCTCTGGACACCGGATGGTGAGAGTGAGATTTACCGACGCACAGAAACCCTACTCAGGCAGCGTTACCGCCCTAGCCATGCATCGAACGTGCTCAGTGTTGTTAGCAATAGAGAGCCTCTCATTACCGATGACCGACAAGACGTCCAATACCTGAACCTCCCTAACGGTCTCCTAGACTGGCAGGAAGGGAAGCTCTACCCACACAACCCACACGTGCTCTCTACCGTGCGCATACCTATCTCGTGGGATGAGGAAGCAGACTGTCCCGAGATCGATCAATTCTTTAGGGAGGTGTTCCCGGGTGACGCGGTTGAATTGGCATACGAGATACTCGGGTACATGCTGTACAACGATAACCCTCTGCATAAAGCCATCCTCTTGTACGGGAGTGGACGAAATGGCAAGGGTACGTTTATACGATTGGCACGGATGCTTGTTGGCCACAACAACATTTCCGCCGTCACACCTCAGGCGCTTGATAGTTCACAGTTCTCTAGCGCGCAGCTTCACGGGAAGCTTGCTAACCTGGTGGGAGACGTGGACCCGCGTATCTTCAAGTCCACCGAGCAATTCAAGCAATTGACAGGTGGCGACTATATGCAGGGGCAGCATAAGCATAAGGATCCTTTTGTGTTCCAATGCCGCGCGCTCATGATTGCTGCCTTCAACGCGCTCCCGCGTACTGCTGATACAACTGAGGGTTTCTTTAGTCGATGGGTCGTGGTGCCCTTCTCAGCCTTTTTCCCGGCCGGGGTAGCCGATCCCACCCTAGTGGGGCGTCTGACGACGCAGCAGAGTTTACAGGGGCTTTTACGGGGGGCTGTAGGCGGGCTGCAACAGGTGATGCGTCGCGGTAGGTTCACATTGCCGCCGAGTGTGGAGAAAGCGACCGAGCGATTCAAGATGGAGGCGGACCCACTACGGGGGTTCATTGAGGAACGAGTACTATTCCACAGTAGTGGTAATGCCTTCACTGCACGAACTGATATCTATAATGGTTATACTGCCTGGGCTGCAATCAATGGCTTTCACCAAATGAGCGCACAACGCTTTTACGAGTCATTCACTACAGC